GGGAGTCGGGTCCACCCTTCCCTTCCCCCTTATACGTAAGGGGTTAAGGAATCCTTAAGAAATCCATGTAGGAATAGAGTTTTTAGAGGTACCTCTAGCTTGTTGTCTTTGTTCTAAATTCATACCAAAAACCATATGATTAGCAGAAGCTTGAGGGTCATCAATCATCTCTTCAATCATTGCATTCCATTCATCACGTTTACGATTTTTAATAGCTTCTAGGGCAGAGATACCAAGAGCATCTGTATAATATTGTACACCTTGAGCTAACGCATCTATTCTATCGTCGTGTCTAATTGCACCTTTTTCACGACACATTCTAGACATTTGATAAAATAACATATAAAGAAGACGTTCTTCAGGTGCAGCTTGTGGGTTAGATTTAAAGTCCCATTCTATAACAGCCCGGTCGATAACGAGTCGGTGTTGATTAAGGACGGGTTCAAGGGAATCAATGATTCGATCTTCTTTTCTAACATTTGCTCGGACTTCTTCAATATCAATTCCTTGTTTTGTTTGTTGAAGATGTTTGCGGAACAACTCGCTAACAATACCGTCACCAAAATTAGTTTCAATGAGGAGCTTAGAAACGCCATACTTTTTACAACCTTTTAGAATATCGAGTAATGTATTGTCGGAGTATCCGTCCCTATAAGCACGCATGTCGTGCAAGTACAAATAACCGTTGCGTTGAGAGATATAAGCTGCTGCCGTTTCATCCGATCCACGACCCGACGGATCAACACTGCAGATTGTTTCTTGGTAAGGATCCCATGTTCCTTGTAACTGCATTGGAGAGTAGAAATAGTCTCCAGGTAATCCAACAGTGGGGAGGTCTTTGATAACATTTTGTGGATCGGAGCACCAAACGATGGATTCGGGAGCAGTAGAGGGGTTAACGCTAGTGACGATAAGGTCAGAGCATTTAAGAGGAAACTTTTCAGCATCGGATAAACTCGTGTCTAACATGAACTGCAACATAAAGTTGCTACGACCCATTGACGCTTCACGTTCAATCAGGTCTTCATTATCAAATCTATCATCAGTTACTTCCCAAGGTTCAGCACCACCGTCTATATCTTCAACCAGTTGAGGCGCTAGAAGGCCTTCGTATTGTGAAACCTTCCTAGGATACCTAGCAGGCCAAACAAAGGGCTTGTAGGCTCTCTCAGCTAGCTTACGATAGACGGTGAAGGTTGTCTGTGGTGTACCTAAGAACATAATACGACTATCATTCTTGGGAGTAAGGATAGATTCAGCTTCAGTACATAATTGTAGAAGCTTTTCCCTCATAAATTCTGTCATACTGTTACCTGGGACTTCGATGTCATCCAGGATCATCAGGTCAGCACGACTACCGGTAAGCTGACCAGTAATACCGACTGATTTAACAGAAGGAGCTTGGTGAGGGGAGCAAGCCACATCAAAGGAGATACGACTCCAACGGGAGTCATCAGATTTAGGGCGCAAATGACCCAACCAGGGTGTTTCAATGATTAATTTTTGTAGGAAGATTGACATGTTATCTGCTCGTTCTTTAGAAGCAGATATAATCATTATTTTCTTTTCGGGGTTATTAAATAAAGTCCAAAGAACAAAAGCACCAGTAATCCAGCTCTTACCAACTCCCCTAAATGCTTGGATTTGTAAACGCTTTGGACCATGTTGAAGGTAATCAGCAATTGCATATTGAGCACGTGTAGGGTTTGGTAAGTCTAGTTCACGCCACAGGGCTTGTAGGAATAGCTTAAAATCGTCTTTAAGGAGGTCTAAAGTGTTCATAGGTAGAATCTAGCGTGTAGGGGGTTTAAGGACGTCTGTAGCCTGTTCTAGCGCGTCTACGTAGCTCATAATCAGAGTAACCTTCTTTGCGTAGTTGTTCTTTCTTTTCTTCCGCAGCGACGCCAGTTTCTTGTAAGTTTTTACCAGTAGCACCTTCTACAATAGCACCTATCATTTCGTAACCAGCGTAACCTACTGCAATTGGAGGTACAAATTTGGCAACAGCACCAACCGTAGAAATTGCAGCTTTAGGTAAAACTTTAGTAGCAACTTTAGAGGCAGCAGGTTTAGCTAGTTTAACACCTTGTTCTACTAAAGCCCCACCAACGGCACCTAGAGCAGTTTGTTCAGCAGCTTGTCTATAGTTACCTTGCAACGCAGATTTAACAGCTTCAGGCTCAATAGCAGTAGCAGCACCAACAATGGATCCTAACACATTCTTACGGACAGCTTCCACTCCACTAGCAACAGCAGCACTTATAGGATCAGTACCAAACATCTGTGATCCTTTTAAAGGAGGTAAACCCATTTTAGCTAACCCTTTATTTACCTCTGTTTGTGCTAAAGCAGCTTCACCACTAGCCATAAACTGCTCAACACCTGGTTGTGGATTAAACTTAATTGATCCGGCTTGAGCAAACAATTTAGGAAGTTCCGTTTTTCTAGTAGCCTTTTCAATTAACTGTATTGTTTCAGGTCGTGTTCTAGGGTCTACAACCTCACCAAACCCTGCTTGTGTAAATACACTACGTTGTTGTTGAACCTGTGGTGTTGCAGTGGTCTCTGCAAACCTTTCTTGCTGTTGTAAAATAGAAGGAAGCAGGGCTTTAACTTGTTCTTCAGAACTAGCTTGAACTAGTTTTGGATCTAATCCAAGCCTATCAGCTAGATTCTGCCCTGCTCTATGTAAATAAGGAAAATCTTCTGGACGTATAATACCAGCTTCTGCAAAAACACTACCCTTAGCACCTAAACGACCTTGATGCCAAAGCTCGTCAAAAGCTCCAATAGCATTTAAGTTAGCTTGGTTGTCTCCAGGTGTTGCACCTGTTAAATCAAAGATACGTTTTTTTGTATCTTCCCAAATATCAACTGGAGTTCTGATACCAAGATCTCCACCAGTCCTATCTGCAATAATATGATGAAGAGGGATGTTTTTAACGTATTGAAATTTCCTCATCAAACCTTCTTCGGTTTTCCGAAGCCTACTGATTAACTCTCCAGGCTCCATGTAAGGTTTTTCTAAAACGTCTTGAAAAACTGAAGGATCCCAAGCAAAAGCAGCGCCAAACCTTCGCCATTTTTTTAAATCATTAACGTCAGCACTACTAAGTTTTTGCTTAGCTTTTTGCGCCGCCATTAGACGATCTAAATTTTCTACAATTGTATTTTGAACAAGCTGATACGCTCGCTTGGTTTCTCTATCCATTAATTAATATACTCCATAATTAGTTTTTCACGGAGTCTATTAACTCCAAATTTGTCTCTCATCCACGAGAGGACGGGTGTACTTCCTTTATCCTGATTACATCTGGTACAGGCGCATACAACATTTGTTGCGACATCCTCTCCGCCACGAGCGCGAGGATGAACATGATCGATAGATAATTGACTAAGGTCATAAGTTTTTCCGCAATAGATACAAGTATGGTCAAAGTGTTCCTTAATAGATGTTCTCCAAAGTCTTTTGGCGTCGGAAGAAGTCATAGCTATCAAGTTAAATAGGTAATCGTTAGGGGTAGGAAGTAGTGGGGTCATGCGCGTCCTTTACGTGCTCTGTTTTTTGATGCTGCTTCGAGGAATGTCTTTCCATTTTTTCTGTGGGATACATCCTTGCCATCACCGTTACCGTAGGTTCCACGTTTACGGTTTTCTTTATTTAATGCAGACCGTTTAGAGATCTGTAATGCACTTGAATCATATTTCTTTTGATATGATTTATAGTTACCATTAGCGTATTTTGGACCGCTATAGTTAGAGCTTCGTACCATAAAGTCTCCGTTTTACAAGTTCAGGGTCAACAGTTGGCATTAGGTTAGCTAGTTTATCTAGTGGGTTACCTTGAACAGCAACACCACTAATGTCGTTTTTGACAAGCCACTCTATCGCTGCCTTTATATCTTGTGTTGTAGCTTCACCACTTTTAATCCGATTAAGGAGTTCTTTGGTAACTAAATTGTGCAACTCATTGAATTGGTCTTCGGTTGCTTTCTTGTTAGCCATTTCTCAATACAATTTGATCTAATTTGTTTTCAATGCGGATCATATGATCCTCCATACGTTGCACCATTATTGAAAGATCAGCTTTAGATACATAATCTTGTGCAACACTTAATTCAAAGGTATCAACACGTCTATCCAAAGCCGATATTCTATTGTGTATACGATTTGTTAAAGCAGCTCCTGCTGCAATAGCTCCAATCAGAGCTGATACCCCTGCTTCAATCATTACTTATTAGGAAATAAACCGTTACGAATAAATTCAACTGCTTTATCATCGATGTCATTATCGGTTGACTCAGCAAGTTTAGTAAGCATATCTACAATAAGTAGTTTAACTTTTTCAGACTGTAAAAATGAAAATAGAATTGGACGAATTAAAGTAATCATGATAAATAAAGTTGTTTAAACGTCAGCTGTATTAGTAGAAGGAAATGCTCTCCCTTCTCCCCAAATAATTCTTACAGCACCTTGGCCACCTGCACCAGGGTTTCCGCTAGGGCGACCAAAACCGCCACCGCCGTATAAACCTCCGGTTGCTTGAGTTTTATTGTTAGAAGTTGCAGTAGATAGACCATTTGTACCGCTGGAACCACCTCCTCCACCAA